CCTCGCTTCGATCATTTGAACAGTTGTGAGTAACGATTGTCCGGTTACACCGTAACCACGCGAGCGCAACTCCTGCTTGGCAGTGTCCGTTTCCTCAAGCGCCTCTGATAACAACTGAAGCGTACTATCATCCCCGGCGACTGATTGCTGAACAGCCGAGATAATCAATTCGCGCCAACCGTTCGCATTCATCTCAATACCCTCAACAAATTATTGTTGACCTGTTTCCGTGCTGATTCAAAAGCTGGCGCCATGAATGGCTGTGCTTCCATTTTCACCGTGTTGTGACAGACTAAATGCTGTAGCGTGTAACTGTGATCCTCTTCAACGGTCAGGTCGTAACATGTCCGCACTGAGCGGCCGTTATGACCATGCACGAAGGGCATCGGCTGACCTCTCCTGTGTCCTCTGCGGTTTTCGTTGCGCAACGCTAAGGGCGCTAGCTCGCCGCAGCCGCAATTGCAATAGCCCTCGCGCTCGTCATAATGACGCGCAATCGATGTGATCGAATCCCATACAAACTTGATCGAGCTACCGCGTCTGGATACTTTTGACTCCCAAAACACTTTGTCTTTCCAGTGGGTGGCTAGGGCCGTGTACTCAGCTTCGCCAATCACAGCCAGTCTTCGATCAGGGTAGCGGACGCGAAACTCACGGATCTTATTCTCCGATTTCTCCGTCATGTAGCCCTTGACTTCAACGAAGTGCTCGCCCTTGACCGGATCGTACACAAGAAAGTCCGGCGTATAGCTACCGCTCTTTAGTCTGAACGTCACTGGTTCGTACTCATAGGGGATTCCACTCGCTTTGAGGATACGTGCGTAGTTCGCTTCCCATGTCGATTTCACCTTGTGACCTAAATCTTCGCGATAACCGATCTCAGAGTAGTAGTGAGCGCGTTCCTGTTGAAACATCGGATTGTTTTCACCTTGAAATCGCTCTTTCTGCTTATCCGTTAGTTTCCACGTTTTTCCTTTTGCGTACTGATTGCCCACTCTCGACTGGGTCACGCAAGCCGGAGAGCAATACTTCCGAGGATGGCCCTGTTGTGCTGTATAACTGACCAGTTCTGGAAATTCACCCCCGCAAGACTTGCAGACAATTATCTCGGTCGGCGCCCTCCGCACGAATTGCCACGGGGCAACCTCCATGAAGTTCTTCCAATGGAAGTGCGGAAGATCATTATGAATGCTCTTAATTTCGTCACCGACGTTTAGATGTGACGCCTCGACAAATCCCGCGTTGGTGAAGAATTTGTGATTCTTCGTCACGGTCACGGACGATCCTCGCTTCGTCTGAATCGTAATGGTAGGGATAACGGTCTTGCTATTGAACTCATGCTTCTTTTCTACCCGACGCCAACGATTTAGGTGCGTGAGCACTTCTTCACCTTCTCGGACCTCACTGAATGGCACATAACCGCGCTTAGTGAGAATCTTAAAGCTCTTTCGCGTGAAGCATCCATATTCCACGAAAGCAGAATAATCGGCCTGTGATGCCATTGTCACCTTCAAATGATCTGGCGTCGCTTCTTCTGTCTGCGCGATGTTGTCCCGCATGAAGCCTGTGTCTACTGCGGCTAGTTGTTTAGCCAGAGATACACAAGTTTGAGCACCTCCATTCAGCACGCCCGCGATGTTAGTTCGCGTTCGCAATGATAGGGCCGTCAGATTGAATCCAGTCTTTTTGATTACGACGCTCATATCTTTGTAGCCGCGACCTTCATGAACATGTCAAATGAGCCCATTAGCGTGATCGGATTTTCAAATGTCTGCTCAGCCTGATTGTGATGGGCCAACACAACAATTTGATAATGCTGCTCAATCTGTTTTGTGACCGCATTTGCCCCCATCGTTAACTTATGTCCCTGAGTGGTTATCTGCGCTCCTCCGATTGGGACATCTGATCTGTTCAGCACTTCTACCTTGCAAGGGATGTTCGAGTGCACCACAGGCGTTGATTGCGTCTCACCTCCAAAGCCATCAGGAACCGTTGCGCCGGGAATAATCAAATTGCAAAGATCTGTAAAGATATCGGGACCAACCTGATCCAATTCCAAGCGTACATCGTCAATAACATCTGCAAGGTCAAGTCCCATTGACTACCAATCACACGCATTACCCATAACCGTACCCACGGGTATTTGAAAGATGCCGCCCGAACTACTAGTAACGGGCAAATTAAGCCTGAGTCTTGCGCGGCGCTTCAACGCTGAGCGGCTACGCTCGTTGTCAACATCAATGCCATCATGACCCCCTGAAAGCCGCACGTGCTTATTTTTGATCCGATCCCATTCATCAACGTCGTCCGACATGGCTGATTCCTGGGCAGCGTTCATTTCCGCACAGAGGGATTCAATGGTAGCGAACGTTTTATCCCCTACCATTTCTCTCACGGACTCGATCTGTGCTGCCGAAAGCGCCATTTACTTCTTTGTCTTCTCTGGCATCGATGTTTCGGGAGTTGGCTTGCCTTTTATTACGCCGCCTACTGTGTAGTTTTCGTTCGCAGTTTCATCGGGAACCTCACCGCTGAAGCCCTGATCCACTTCCCTGTCTACTTTCTTTTGAACCTCGGCAGCCCCGAGATCATCCTGCTTCTTAATTGTCATAGCTTGTATCCCCCTTTGGTCCCTTCATAGCCGGCTTCGTTTTCAGGCAGAGTTGACGGCGGGCGTAATCATCACCCTTGAGTTTTTGAGCGAGTAGTTCTTGAAACTCCCGTCGTCGCTCGCATTGGCGTCGGTACGCAATCGCCTTCTCGTCTTCAACAGTAAGCGCCATTTTACGATCCTGCGACGCGACTGATATCAATCTGCACCGTGCCGCCCGGATCGACAACGCCAGTGCCGGTCGCGGTCGAGACGAACGCCAGCACGTCGCCCGCTAAGATAGTCAGAGCACCAGCGACCACTGACAAGGTAAACGCCTTTTCGTCAAAGGCCACGAGGTTGACGCCCGTAGTCAGTGCGAGAGTGCCGATCACAGTTGTGCCAACACCTGACTGACCTTTATTTACAACCGTGAAGGTCCGAGCGTTGGTATTGTCGCCAGTCGCGGCGGCATCGGGCGTGTAGCTGATTCCCGTTACAGTTCCCGCTACTGGAGCCTTTCCCAATGAGAAAGAGTCTGTGGCGGCAATAGTAGCGCCGGGAACAGTGTTTCTCAGCGAAGTTACAAATGGTGCGCCTTCGTTAGCCATAATGATTTTCCTCCGTTAGTTTAGCTCGCTACCTTAGGCAGGCGAACGAAGTACGCCAACTGGATATCTGTTGGCTTCGACTTGATTGTCATAACTGATCGGATTTGCGACTTGCCACGCTGCGCGGAACGTCAACCGCATCGCAACCATATCCTGTTGGGCTAGGTTATAGACGATGGCTCCGGTGTTGTCCTGAATCACCGCCTGATCGAGCAGTTTGTAGGTCATGTCGCGTCGAACAGCAAGGACGAATTGCATCCAGTCTCCGGTAAACAATTCAGCCGCACTCGCGCCTGTCGGCCATAGACCATTAAGCGCATAGACTACCTGCTCACCTTCGATTGTGTTCAATGCGATGTCAAGAAGCTTCTGACCCGTAGTGTCACGAGCATTGCGGAGAAACCGACGATAGGATCGGGAGGTAACAAATCCGTTCACGTCAAAACCATCCGCCTCGACGGTCGCCATAGTGTCGGAGATGTCAGTAGCGATTCCACCGGCTGCGGCGTTCGCTGTACCACGAGCAATGACGTTACCAGCAGAGACAGCCGATGCCGCGATGTCAGTTGGCCAGCTTGAAGGCTTGTTAGTGCCAAAGAATATCGCTGCGTCCAACGTGCGGCCTACTGCCTCTTCCAGCTTAGGTCGAATTTCCCCCCACACATCAAAGCTCGCATCTTCCAACACCGCTTCAGGGATAGGGACGATACAGGCAATCTCTTCTGCGTTGAGAAACTTGTTGCCCCACGCGACTTCAGTTGTCTGTTTGAGTCCGGTATCGCCATTGACGAAGTAGGCGATCGGGAGCGCAGACAGGACCGGCATACGTTGCTGATTCGTCGCCATTGTCGCGCGCCGCATCAGCGTAAGGGCCGCGGACTGTTTGATTGTGTTTTGGATTATCTCTGCCGCAACGTCTTCAGGGATGAGAGCCTGTGCGTCAGTTCTAGATATAATATTGTCGTAAGCGATGGCACACCTCCTTTAGGAAGGGTAGCCAGCCTGCTGACGGATCATCGTGTTCATATCGAACTTTGCGGGCTGTCCATTGCCCTCTCCGCCATTAGCTGAGCCTGTCCGTTTGGCCTGCTCTGCCTTGAGAGATGGCATGTAGTCCGCCCAATTCTTTTCGGCGTACTGTTCTAACGAAGTTTCCTTGTCTCCGTCCTTCACGTAAGCGACCTT